CTGCGATTGCAACCCTAACATCTATAGGAACTAGTTCACCAGAAATTACAGATAGATATTACTTAGACAATGGACAAAGAGATGGTTATTATGACCACGCTAAGTTAGTATTAAAACAAGGACAAACAACACCCAACAATCAGATAACAGTTATCTTTGATATGTTTACAGGTGGTGCTGGTGACTTCTATGATGTATCATCATATACTGGTGCTGGGCTTGCATACAAAGATATTCCAAACTTCACACCAAACAAGGTTGACTTGGGCGGTTTTGAACCAGATGGCCAATTTGAACTTGCAGATGCAGTAGACTTTAGACCATCAGTTGGACAATCATTTGGTAATACTGCTTTTGGTGGTAATAGTTTTGTATATGACCAAACATCAGTCTTAGACTTAAGTGCATATGGAACAGCAGGCAATGGCGCAGGTATATTAAAATCTCCTTTCGCTTATGAAAACAGAAGTTTCGAATCTGCTAGATTAAACATAGATGGCAATGCTAATGCTGACATATCAACTTCAAGGTCATCTTTCTCAAGATGTCCATTACCAACATCAATGATTAAAGGTAATATAAGTTTCTATGTTCCAAGAATTGATAAAGTGTTCTTACATAGAAGTGGTTCATGGGAAATATCACAAGGTAATCCTTCAATAACACCACAAAGACCTATCGCAATCGATGATTCATTAGAGATGTTTGAATTATTCATTCCTGCATTTACTCAGAACGCAAGTGAGATTACTGTTAAGTCAAAAGATTATCGAAGATTTACAATGGGTGACATTGGTAAAATCAATCAAAGAGTCACAACTCTAGAAAGGGTTACTGCATTATCCTTATTAGAGAAAGATACACAAACAAAACAAATTTTAGATGCAGATGGTTTCGATAGATACAAGTCAGGTTTCTTAGTAGATAACTTTAGGGGACATAAAATTGGTGATGTTTCACATCCAGATTATCATGTTGGTATCGATACTAAAGTTGGTCAATTAAGACCACAATCATATTCACAATTCTTTGATATAGATTTAAGCACATCTCAATCAACAGGTTACCAAAAGACTGGTGACTTAATCACATTACCTTATACAGAAGTATCGTATATAAATCAAAGTAAAGCATCAAGACATGTTAATGTTAACCCATATCATGTATTTGCATTTATAGGTAATGTAAAATTAGAACCAGAGTCAGACATATGGAATGACTCAGAACAATTACCAGAAGTTAGAATAAACAGAGAAGGAAACTTTGATGCTGTTATGGCTGAAAATGCAAACTCAATGGGAACAGTTTGGAATAACTGGCAAACCACATGGGTTGGTGAACCAACAGTCGTAGATTCATCAGTTGAAGCAACAGTGCCTGGTTCGTGGTCTGGTGATCCTTCACAAGGTGGTAGTTGGGTTCAAGGAACAATAATAAACAAAGAGATTACTGAAACACCAGAAATTCAATCAAGACAAGGTGTTAAAACATCAGTAGTTGAAGACTTTGTTGAAACAAGAAACAACAGAGTTGTAAGTGTATCTGTTATACCTTTCATTAGAAGTAGAGAGATAAAGATAACAGGAACAAACTTAAAACCACTTACAAACCATTACATATACTTTGATGGTATCAGAGTAGACCAATATACAAGACCTGATAGTGCAACATATTCACAAGATAGTGGAACAACAGTTGCATCTGGAGTAAAAACAGATGGTAATGGTAAAGTAATATGTCATTTTAACATACCAAATGACCAGTATCAAAGATTCCCAACAGGACAAAGAGCTGTTAGAGTAACCTCTAGTGCAACGAATTTGAGTAATCCAGATTCAGCAGGAAATGGAATGTATCAGGCACAAGGATTATTAAACAGTTCACAAACAGAAGTTGTTTCGACAAGAAATGGTAGAGTAGTCATAGAAAGAATATCAGGTGAAAGAGCTATAACCCATATGGGTGAGAGAATAAATGTTGAAGGTGATGGTTCATTACCACCACCACCGCCAGTTGCTCCACCACAACCACCTGCACCGCCGCCACCACCACCTCCGGCGAACTTACCGATTACAACACCACCTCCGGCACCAGCACCTGTTCCGGTACCTGCACCAGTTCCTGCGCCTGCGCCGGTTCCAGTGCCTGCTCCGATACCTGCACCAGTTCCGCCACCAAATCAGGTAGAGATAAGGGATGATGAACCAGAAGAAGAAGCTTGGTCAGACCCATTAGCAGAATCATTCTTAGTAGAATCAGATGGTGGTATGTTCTTAACATCTATAGATGTATATTTTAAAACTAAGTCTACAAGTCTACCTGTTTCTATAGAAATTAGAAACATGGTAAATGGTTATCCAGGTAAAATGACTATACCATTCTCAATAGTCACAAAGAATCCTGCTGATGTTAATACTTCAACAGATGGTTCAGCTGCAACAACATTTACATTCGAATCACCAGTTTACTTAGAAGATAATGGAGAATATTGTTTCGTAGTATATACTAACTCAACAGATTACAATTGTTATATCTCAAGAATGGGTGAAACAGATTTAATCACAGGACAAACTATATCAGGTCAACCATATGCTGGTTCATTGTTTATGTCACAAAACGCATCTACATGGACAGCAGAACAAACAGACGACCTTAAGTTTAATATGAAGATTGCTGAGTTTACAACAGATACATATGCAAATGTTATATTTGAAAATGCACATTTACCAGAATCGAAATTACAAAACAACTCAATAGAAGTTTATAGTGACCAATCATTCTTTAGAGTTTATGCTTACTCTCATGGATTATACGATACAGATTCAAATGTCGTTATATGGGGAGTTGAAGGAGATAAAGACAACGGCGCACTTAAACTTGGAACACCAAGTGCGATTAGTGGTGCTGTGACAGCTACGACTTATATAACAGGTTCAGGCGGTAGCACAGAGGCTGCAGTTACCGGTGGTTCAGGTTCAGGCCTTGGAGTAAAAGTTGTTGTCGATTCAGGTGATACAGATGCAGTAAACGCTATTACTATTACTGATCCAGGTTATGGATATGCAACTACAGATACAGTCACAGTCACAATTAACAGTCAAACATTCACAGTAGGCATTACAACAATTGGAGACACATTAGGTGGTATGCCAATTGATGCCATTAATAAAAGTTTTGCTAATATCGCAAACTATGAAATAGATTCATTCACTTGCACACCAGATTTAACAAGTTATGGTTTAGATTCAAATAACGCTGTTCAATCTACAATAGGTGGTGGTGATACTTCTTATATGACTAAGAACTTGTATTATGATGTATTACATACTATGATACCTTCTTTAACATATAAAGATTGTGCAATGATTAGTAGTGTAAGAAGAACAGGAACAAATTCTCCTGAGTCTTCTTCTTTAGATACAACATACACATTACGCTCAACAAACGATTTCATAACATTAAATGATAACAACTTCTTTGAGAACCCAAGTATAATTTCTTCAAGTATAAATGAACAAGAAGAACAAACAGGCGGACCCACGAACAAATCATTTGAATGTAGATTACAGTTCTATACTAGGAACAAAAACTTATCACCAGTTGTTGATATTGGAACAATTGGTTGTTTAGGTATTATGAACAGAGTTAATGACATTGATTCATCAAGTGATTTAACAACTAATTCAGTTTACATAGATTCAACAGAACCAGATGGCGACAACAACGCAATGGTTTATATAACAAGAAAAGTTAATCTTAAGAATCCTGCAACGACATTGAAAGTTATTTCAGATAACTTTAGACCACCAGACACAGATTTGAAATTTATGTATAAGATATTGAAGAATGATGAAACAACACCTATAGATGACTTAGGGTTTGAATACTTCAATACACTTGGTGCACCAGATACAGCAATAGAACAAGATGCTAGAAACTTTAAAGAGTATGAATATACTGCTGAAGGTTTACCAGAGTTCACAGGTTTTGTAGTTAAGATTGTTGGCCAGGCAAAAAATACAAGTATTGTTCCATTAGTGACAGCACTTAGATGTATTGCGCTTGCATAATATTATGAAAAACTATATTAATGTAGAGGGTTATAGTGACATTGTAAGAGAAGAAAGTTCTCATGCGATTGTTAATACTGATTCAGAACAATATAGATTAGTGATGAAGAGAAGAGACTTGATGAGAAATCAGAGAGAAGAGATAAATACTTTAAAGGATGAAGTATTAGAAATTAAAAATTTATTGAAAGAAATGGTAGAGAAATTACATGGCTAAAACAGTAGACAATTTTGCAACGATAGAAGATTTTAGAAAGCAATATAACGAACTTGCATACGATGTGGGCGATGTCGTTGGCCTGAATACTGCCTTAAAAAGCGGATCAAACGATACCATAGTAGATGCGATTAATGTATTAGATAACAAACAATTCTTCTTACAAGAATTCGTATATGTCGCAACAAACAACCAAGTCACCTTTAGTGGTGCAGATTCATTAACTAATAGTTTAATATTTAAAAAAGACCATGTTCAAGTTTATAAAAATGAACGACATTTAGTAGAAGATGTAGATTACATTGTTGGAAGTTCAGATGGTGCAGGTGCCTTTTTATCAATAATATTACAAGGAACTTATGCATCTGGTCAAGCCAATGCAATGTCTGCTGGTGACAGACTTACAATATATTCATACACTGGTGCATTTATAGGAACTGAAATTGCTGGTTCAGCATCAACATTCTTCCAGAAAAGTGGATCCGGAAACAACGAAATCTACAATACAAACGCAGGTGGTATTATCTTAAATGGTGATAACTCATCTGCAACAACGACTTTAGAATCAGGATATACCGTTCAACTCGCAGGTAAAACATTTGCAGAAGATGATATTATAACAACAGTTGCAGGTAAAAAGTTTCAGGCACCAATCTTATCTGATTCAATCGCATCACTAACAGCAGGTTCATTAACAGGCGCAGTAAACATAACTGCATCAGGAACAGTTCAAGCAGAACAACTAACAACAACAGATGATGCAACAATCACAGGTGCCGCTACAGTAGGCGAAACTTTAGGTGTCACAGGCACTACAACATTAACAAATTTAATAACAACTGGTAATGTAGACTTAGGGGATGCCATTGCAGATACAATCTCATTTGGTGGAACTGTTGATACGAATATAACACCCAATGTAAACAATACAGGTAAAGTTGGTATCTCAACTAGAAAATGGGATGAGATGCATGCTACAGATTTTCATGGCAACCTAACTGGTAATGTCACAGGAAATGCTGATACCGCAACAACACTTGCAACTCCAAGAAATATAAGTGGTGTAGCATTTAATGGTTCTGCAAATATAGAATTAAATACTTCTCATATTGATGAAGATTCTGGCTCTAATAAATATTTTACAGATGCAAGAGCAGATACTCGTGCTGATGTAAGAATTGCCGCCTCGTCAATTGGTGCATTACAGGATGTTACCGTTTCTGGAACTCCAAATGCTGGGCAAATACTAGTATGGGACACAGGTTCAGGTGGTCGTTGGACAGTCGCAAACAATTCAAATACAACTGATTCTGTATCAGAAGGTGTAAACAAATACTTTACAGATGAAAGAGTGAACGCTGTTATTGTCGCTGGTAATGGTCTCGCTAAGGCATTTGTTGATGATCCAGATGGTAGTGGAGATACAAGCGTAGATGGACAAACAACTTTAAGTGTGAATACAAGTAATGGGGTTAAGTTAGATGGAGACGATGTCGAGTTAGACTACAGTGTTATAACCGATGGTGACTTATCTGGAGGACTACCTAGTGGTTCTGGAAAGTCAGTTGGCCACTTATACTTTTTAATATAATGATATGTCAGACGATATTTTTATAAAACATGGTCTAGGAAGTTTTCAACAGCCTTATAACGCAAGAACGCCTGCAAACTCCCAAGAACCAAATATTCGTAATACGCAAGAACCTAATATTAGGAATCAGCAAGAGCCTAATATAAGGAACCAACAAGAACCGAATATAAGAAATTACCAAGTTCCTACTACCTATAATCATAGGTCGCCTTCAACATACGACCATAGGTCACCTACTACATATAATCACAGAAGTCCTGCTATTACTCAAGCAACATATCAAGCAAGACAACCAGGAACATATCAACATAGAAGTCCTTCAACATATAGGCATCCGTTAATATATCAACACCCTACGACTTATGACCATAGGTCGCCTGCGATTGCAAACGGACAACAACCTAATATAAGGAACACTCAACAACCTTTGATTGCAAACGCACAACAACCTACGATTAAGTCTGCTCAACAACCAAACATTAGAGATGGTCAACAACCTACGATTAAGAATGCTCAACAACCTACAATTAAGAGTGGTCAGGAACCCAATATTAGAAGTTCAAGAGAACCTACTACATATTCAGCTCAAGGTAGAACACCTTCCACATATAACTTTAGGTCGCCGTTTACATATAACGCTAGAAACCCTTCTACATATAGTGCAACAGGAACAAGAACTGTTCCTGATGCCCAAGTTATTGATAATACATTAAAGGGAAGAGGATCCGATATGCAACTGGAAGACAGTGCTGCTGCTGAAGCATTTATTGATGTTAAAGTATATTATAATACGCCTGCCAATGGTGGTAGACTTGAAGTTACCTGTCATGGTGGCGGAGCGCCCAATAGCACAGGCAACAGTCCTACAACTCCCAATGATAAAGTTTATTGGTTTAATGCCGACCATGATGTGTCTATAGGTGGTTATACTGTAAAATATACTAAAACAAATGTTAGCGCTGACAATGGAGGCTTTACGCATACAACAATAGGAACTTCTGCAACATCTGTTCCAACAGGTGGATTTGGCAACGCACTAAGATTGCGATATTTTTGTGAAGCAGAAGCAGATGCAGGTTCAGATGATGAGCAGGATGGTGATTTTGATATAAATTTAATTTTTGAACACGCAACTTTACCTACTTATACTTATACAGCTAATTGGGATTGTGTTGCTTCGGCATCCTCACAAGGTGGCGAATAGGAGATGATGTAAAATGGCACAACAACCTTATCCATACATTGCACAAGGACAACAACCTGTTATTGCACAGGGTCAAGAACCTAACATTAGAAATGCTCAAAACCCCTATCCTTATATTGCAAATAAACAGAGTCCGTTTACCTATAATCACAGGTCACCGTTTACTTATCAGCATAGGTCACCGTTTACTTATCAACATAGAAGTCCGTTTACCTATCAACATAGAGTGCCATATACCTATAATCATAGGTCACCCTTTACATATAATCATAGAGGTCCGACCACTTATAACCACAGAAGTCCGTTTACTTACAATGTTCAACAACCTAATATAAGGAATGCACAAACGACTGCTAACAAACAGCAACCTAGTAATGCACAAGAACCTAATATAAGAAACAATCAGACACCTTATATTGCAAGACAACCTCTTGTTGTTCAAGAACCTAACATTAGAGACCAACAAGAACCTAATATTAGGAATCAACAAGAACCTAATATAAGGAATGCACAAACGACTGCTACTTATGACCATAGGTCACCTACTACTTACAATCATAGGTCACCATTGACATATCAACATCAGTCTCCTGCAACATATGACCACAGAAGTCCAGCGATATATCAACATCCAAGTATTAGCACCAGACAAATAAATCAAGTCGCTAAAGTAAAAGGTGTTTTCAATAAAACTGCACCCAATACTGTAGAGAAAGTAGAAGAAGTATTCGTTAAAAAAGACAACACTGGACCTTCAGGAACAGTAGAGAAGATACATCAAATGGTACCTACTGGACAGTTTAGTAATTAAAATATATAAATAGTTGTATGGCAATTATAGCAAATTTATTCATAGACCAAGGAACAGACTTCGAAATAGTAGTTGATGTTTCAGATGCAACTGGTGAAACTTTAAATTTAACTGGATATACATCAGCTGGTCAAATCAGAAAGACATATGGTTCTAGTACCAAAGTAGACTTTACTACTTCACATGGAACACCTGCTGACGGAAAAGTCACAATGTCTCTTACTGATACTCAAACAGCTGCATTAACTTCGGGTAGGTATGTTTATGATATGAATATAACTAGTTCTGGAGGTAAAATAACCAGAGTAGTTGAAGGCCAGGCAATTATAACACCAGGAGTCACAAGATGAGTATAAAGGGAGTAGTATCAAGAGTCGCTACTATCGGTGGTGTATTATCTAACACAACTAACCTAAGAGCAAAACAAGTATCAGTTGGTAGTGGAGGTTCAGCCGACCTATCTTCTAAGAGTATTCAAGAGCTCTCAGATGTAAATGCATCTGAAACAAATGACGGACTTTTGACATATAATGCTACAACAGACAAGTGGGAAACCACAACAGTTTTAGATGGTGGAACTTTCTAGTTAGGAAGTTGCCAACTAAATTCAATTTTATTAGAGCGTGATGAGAGGCGTGTGAATGAGTGAAATGGATCTTTACTATATTACTTCTTGTAGCTGCAGCTGGTAGCTGCGAACCTTTACAAGCAAAACCTTCCGATTGGGACAAAAAGGACCAAAAACTTTGGAGGTCATATCTAGCTCTTTCTGCTCTTGATACCTATCAAACATTCAAAATGATAGATTGTCAGAAACAACCTCATTGTCCTCTCATTGAAAAAAATCCATTCTTAGGAGAAAGACCTGGAAAGGGAGAATTAGTTGCTCTTAAAGTCGTGGGTAATCTAATTATATACCAAATGTTAGAACAATCTCCACCCGATGATAGAACTAAAGCTTTGAGATGGTTAAACGGTGTTCAAGGTTTAGTTGTTACCCATAACGGTTTTTATTATTACAAAAAGTTCTAGTTTCGAACATTCTAATCGTATAAATACTATTACAAACATCATTGTGTCAATCAGTGAGACACGAACCTCATAGTGAGAGGATTGATATATTATAACCTTTCTCGAATAGTGCAGAGAAAAAATTAAATTTAATTTTATAATCATTTATTTTTAGAGGAAATAAAAAATGGCAACAGTAATTCAAATCAAACGAAGCACTGGCTCATCCGCCCCAGGTACATCAGATTTAGCTGAAGGCGAATTGGCCTATGTTCAGGATAGGTCGAATTCTGGCGCTGGCGCAAAACTTTACATCGAATCAGTAGATTCAGATAACTCTACCGCATTAATCCAAGCGATTGGTGGTAAGTATTATACTGATATGCTTGCTGGGTCGACTGCTACTCCTGCCGACTTTAAAGTTGGTAATAGTGCATCGACTGGTGGTACTTTAAAACTTATGGAAGATACCGATAACGGTTCTAACTATGTAGGTCTTAAAGCTGCAAACACTCTAGGTAGTAATGTCACATGGACATTACCTAGTGCTGACGGTTCGGCTAACCAAGTTATTGCAACAGATGGTTCAGGAACCCTATCTTTTGCTTCAACAACTTCGACCATCGCAGGTGCGACTGATACTAATATCACAACTCCCGCTGATGCGTCCTTACTATTTTATGACACAGGCACATCTAAATGGATAGATAATGTCATGTCTGGTGACGCTACCATGGCAGACACAGGTGCTTTAACAATCGCTGCTGGTGCAGTAGAGAATGCTATGTTAGCAGACGATGCTGTAGGTGCTGACGAGTTAGCTGCAAACGCAGTTGTAACCGCTTCTATGGTTAACGATGCAGTCACAGCAGACAAACTTGCTTCAAGCGCAGTAGTTACCGCATCTATCGTAGATAATGCAGTGACTTTAGACAAAATTGCAGACGCTGTAATTATTCTAGAATCAGAAGGTATTTCATCTAACGATGTAGATACTGGATTCCCAACTGCAGCTGCTGTAAAAGATTATGTAGATACTAACATCACTGCTCAAGACCTTGACTTTCAAGGTGATTCAGGTGGTGCTTTATCAATCGATTTAGATAGTGAAACTTTAACTATCGCTGGTACTGCAAACGAAATCGAAACATCAGGTTCTGGTAATACAATTACAGTTGGACTTCCAAACAATGTAACCATTGGTGGAAACTTAACAGTTAGTGGAACAACCACTACAGTTAATTCAACTACTGTATCTATCGCTGACCCTGTATTCGAAATTGGTGCAGACAGTTCAGATGATAACCTAGACCGTGGTATTAAATTCAAATACAATGACGGTTCAGCTAGAGTCGGATTCTTCGGATATGACGATTCATCTCAAAAGTTTGTTGCATTAAGACTTGCAACAGACAGTTCTTCAACATTCTCAGGAACAGCTATGACTGCTGCTTTCGGTGGTATTGAAGGTACAGGTTTAGCACTTTCTGGTTCAATAACTTCTATTGATGGTTCAGCTCCTACCGCTGGTCAATTATTAATTGGTCACGCAGGTAATGGCGATTTCGCCGCTGGAACACTAACTGCTGGAGATGGTATCGACATCACTAACGCTAATGGTAGTATTACCATTGATGGTGAAGATGCGACTACAACTAATAAAGGTATCGCTTCATTTGCAAGTGCAAACTTTACAGTAAGTTCAGGTGCTGTCACTATCACTGCTATAGACGGCGGAACATTTTAATTAACGCTGTTCAATAGGAGGAAGATATGGCAACAGTTATACAGTTTAAACGAAGTTCTACTCAGAATGATACTCCAGCTACAAGTGATTTAGCACTTGGTGAGTTGGCTATCAATACCTATCACGGTAGAGTATACACTGAGAAAAATGACGGATCAGCTGCAATAGTAGAGGTTGGGTCAGTCCCAGCATCTCTAACTATTAATAACGCTATAACTTTCCCAACCGCAGATGGTTCTGCCAATCAAGTATTGCAAACTAATGGCTCAGGCACATTATCGTTTGCAACACTAGGTGGTTCTGGTATATCAATTTTCAAATACACATGCACAGGTAATCAGACTGTATTTACAGGTAATGATGATGATTCAAACTCATTGTCATATACTGTAGGTTCAGAACAAGTATACTTGAATGGTGTTAAGTTAATTGATGGAGGTTCAGATTATACTGCAACCAACGCCACTACCGTCACTTTGGCACAAACAGCGATATCTGGAGATGTATTAGAAGTAGTAGCGATAACAGCTGCGGACTTAGTCCAAGGCTATTACACCGCTTCAGCTTTAACAACAACTAATGCAAACCAGGTATTGAGTTCCAATGCAGTTGCGAATAAGGCAATCAAGTATGTGTTGAGTGCAACACATGCTACTGCCGGCACCCACGCTGCTGAAGTATTGTTAATTAATAACGGATCGGCCGCATTTTTCGTTCAATACGGAGATGTATTTTCAACGGCATCATTGTTTACGCTGACTGCTGATGTTAATTCAGGAAACATGAGATTACTCGTGACTCCTGCTAACACCAACACAACGATAGACACTTTTCAAATCAGACATTCATAAGGGGGAATAAAAAATGGCTATAACAAATAGTTTTAAACTTGCAGAGTTAGTTAGACATCTTTCTTATGACTCAACAACTGATAGTATTTTAACAACTAAATCTATGACAAGTAAGGATAAGGCGAGAGGGGCAGCTACTAAAACAGCTACAACTCAGTTCAACTTAGACACATTTGCTCATGCGAGTTTTAGGGCTGCAAAATACATCGTTGCGATGTCCAGAGGAAGTGACTTTCACTCAACGGAAATAATGTTAGTCCACGATGGTTCGGCTGTGACAATAACACAATACGGCACATTAAAGGATGCAAGCATAGCGACATTCGATGCAGACATATCTGGCGATAATGTCAGACTAAGATGCACACCAGCATCAAGTTCGTCAAGTGTAATTAAATTCGAGAGAATTTTAGTAGACGCTTAAAATAATCAAAACATTATGTTTAAAGGGGACTTCGAGTCCCCTTTTTTTTGGTTTAGTTCCCAAATAACATAAATAACACCATGGCAACTAAAGCAAAATTTTACGCAGATTTAGGACTACAATCTGAATTGGCATCACAAATAGATGGAGATTTGACTGTTGCAGGTAATTTAACAGTCACAGGAACTACAGTCACAGTTAATTCAACAACAACATCAGTTGGTGATTCAATGATGGAATTAGCGAATCAAAACACTAGTGCCGACTTAATTGATATTGGTTTCTACGGAAACTATAACGATGGACTATCAGATGGTGGTGCATCAGAATACACAGGTTTGTTCAGAGATGCATCTAATTCTACATGGACATTATTTGATGGTCTAGAATCAGAACCTTCCACTACAGTTAATACTAGTGGAACAGGATACGCTCTTGCAGATTTAAAAGTGGGAGATTTAACTTCTACTACTTTGACAGCTGCAAGTTTAACATATCCAACATCAGATGGTTCTGCCAATCAAGTTTTACAAACAAATGGTAGTGGAACACTATCTTTTGCGAATCGTGATTTAGTATCTGGAACATTAACCACAACATCTACAAGTGCAACAACTCTAGATAGTATTGCAGTTGCAACTTATAGAAGTGCAAAATATTCTGTATCAATATCTGACGCTACAGGAAGCGACTATCAAATAACAGAAGTTCATGTTGTTCATGATGGCACAAGTGCATCTATAACTCAATTTGGTACAGTTCTACAAGGAACTTCTTCTGAGTTGGGAACATTTACTGTAGACATTAATAGTGGTAGTTTAAGATTAAGAGTTGCAAGTGCATCTTCTAATTCCACTGTATATAAATTTAAAAGAATAGACCATTCGGTTTAAAAACCTAAACTATTTTGCAAAGAAGTTATAAAAGACTCTCTAAAGAGAGTGTTTATCTTATAAATAATGGTGTTATAAGACAAACTTACACCAAAAGGGACACATAAATGGCGACAACAACAACATTTGTAATTGAATATGGGTTATCAGTAGGTTCAACGGAAGTAATAACATCCGCAGGAAAGATAGTTGCAAGTGCATTGTCAACTATAGATTCAGACGATGTTTCAGAAGGTTCAACAAACCTTTACTACACTTCTGGTAGATTTAATAGTGCATTTGATACTCGATTGGGATCAGCAACTATTAACGGAGGTACCTTCTAATGACAGCTAAAAATTTCATAATCAAAAACGGTCTGACTATAGGTTCAACAGAAGCCATAGATAGTTCAGGAGATTTAACCGCAGCTTCATTTGGAACAGCTGCAAACGAGGCGATTGACGATAGAGTCAACGCTCTTTTAACCGCAGGGACAGGCGTATCATTATCATATGATGACGCTGCTGGGACCCTAACAATAAATGGTCAAGTGGGTGATGTCACAGGAGTCACAGCAGGAGACGGACTTTCTGGTGGTGGCAACAGTGGTGCAGTCACAGTTGCACTAGACCTAAATGAATTAACAGGCGCAGTAGTCGCTGTTGGTGCAGATAGTATTCCATTCATCGATGCAACTGATAACTCAACTAAGAAAGAGAGTATCGCAGACTTTGTATCAGGAATTGCTGGGACAGGTCTTACTGCAAGTTCAGGACAATTAAGTATATCAGAAACAGGAGATATATCAAGTGTTGTCGCAGGAACTGGTTTAACAGGTGGTGGAACATCAGGAGATGTCACTGTTAATGTTATAGGTGGTGATGGTATCACTGCAAACGCAAACGATGTGGCATTATCATCATCAGTCGCAGGTGATGGTTTATCATTCTCAAGTGGTGTTCTCGCAGTAGGTGTAGATGACTCTTCAATCGAATTAAATTCAGATGCAGTTAGAGTAAAAGCAACTGGTATCACAAACGCCATGCTTGCAGGCTCAATTGCAAACGCAAAACTAGTAAACTCTGCTATCACAATTGATGGTTCTTCTACTGCATTGGGTGGTTCAATAACTACTACCAATACTGTAGATATGGGTGATGGTTTTAAAGTCGAAGATGGTGATGGAACAGAAGTCACAATAACAGAAAACAAACAAATTAAATTTGTAGAAGGTGGTGGCGTAGACATCAACTTTACAGATGTAGATAGTGGTGCAGACGGAGATGAATTCGATTTGACATTCACTATTCCTGCAAATGGTGTCACAAATGCCATGCTTGCAGGTTCAATTGCAAATGACAAACTCGCAGGTTCAATTGCAAACAGTAAACTTGCAAACTCAAGTATAACAGTTGGAGATGGTTCTAACACAACTGCAATCTCATTAGGTAATACAGTAACCTTTGCCGCTGGTGAGGGTATGGATGTTGCAGAGAGTTCAGGAACAGTCACATACACAAGTGAACTTGCAACAGAAACAAACGCTGGTGTCGCAACATTTGATGGTACAGACTTTACTGTATCTTCTGGTGATGTGACAATGAACGCAGAAAGAATTCAAGATATCGTTGGTGCAATGGTAACATCAAATACTGAGAGTGCAATTACAGTTGCATATCAAGATGGTGATGGAACTTTAGACTTTACAGTATCAAATACAGACTCAATAACAGAAGGTTCATCTAACTTATACTACACTAACGCAAGAGCACAGGCCGCAATAACTGCTGGCACAGGTGTTGCAGTGAGTAGTGGTGCAGTAAGTATTGGCCAGGCAGTTGCAACTTCAAGTAATGTTCAGTTTGCAAACTTAACACTTTCTGGAAACTTAACAGTTAATGGTGCAACTTCAACAGTAAGTTCTACTAACACAACACTTACAGATAACTTGATAGAACTTAATAACGGTGCTGGTTCAAACGCAAATGACTCAGGTATTGTTATTGAAAGGGGTTCTACAGGTGATAATGCATTTATGGGTTGGGATGAATCAGCAGATAGTTTCGTATTAGGAACAACAACAGCTACTGGATCATCAACAGGAAATCTAACTATAACTCCTGTTGCAACATCAACTGGTGCATTAACCATCACTAACGCTTCAAACAGTGGTGGCACGGCAAGAAACATATATCAATCAACCTCTGCACCTGGAGGAGGTGACGGAGCAGTTGGAGATTTATGGATTCTTTACTCTTAATAAATAGTAGTTTAAGGACTTTATAATATGGCAACAGGCTCGCAGAAGGTAAAAACTCCAACAGGTTGGAACGCAACGCAAGGTGCATGGGTAAAGACTGCCTCAGGAACATGGAAAGATGTAGACCAAATCTACATCAAGACTCCTAGTGGTTGGAATAACGCATCAGGACAAGAGAGTGTTCAACAACCTTATCCCTATATTGCTAATGCTCAAGAACCTAATATAAGAAACGCACAAACACCTTATCCCTATATTGCAAACGCACAAGAACCTAATATAAGAAACGCACAAGCGCCTTATCCTTATATCGCAAACGCACAAGAACCTAATATTAGAAACCAACAACAACCTGCAATTTATAGGCATCCTGCAAACGCACAAGAACCTAACATTAGAAACGCTCAAGAACCTAACATTAGGGACCAACAAGAACCCAACATTAGAAACGCACAAACAACAGTCACTTATGACCATAGAAGTCCTTCAACATATAGAGACCCAAGGACATATCAACATCCGTCTACATATGACCACAGAAGTCCTTTAACATATGACCATAGAAGTCCTTCATCTTACGACCATAGGTCGCCGACTACTTATGACCATAGGTCGCCGTTTACATATAGGAATCCATTTACTTACAACCATAGGTCGCCCTATACATATAATCATAGGTCGCCCTTTACATACGACCATAGGTCGCCGTTTACATATAGGAATCCGTTTACTTACAACCATAGGTCACCGTTTACTTACAACCATAGGTCACCTTTTACATATCAACATAGAGTTCCGTTTACCTATCAGTCGCCATTTATTGCATCTGCTAGACAACCGAACAACGCAAGACAACCTTTCACCTATCAGTCGCCATTCATTGCAGCTGCTAGACAACCGAACAACGCAAGACAACCGAATAACCATAGACAACCAGGTAACGCTAGACAACCTGGTACTGCAAGAAGTCCAGTGACATACAGTTATCGTAATCCAATTGGTGGAGGCGGTGGTGGTGGTTGCTTCGCTGCTGGTTCATTAGTATGGCTTGCAGATGGAAGTCAGTCACCTATTGAAAATGTTGTAATGGGACAAATGATAATGACATGGAACGAATCTACTAAGTTAATAGAACCTAAACCATGTTCAATCATAATGGAACCAAGAATGTGTTCTGTATATGATGTTATATTATCAGATGGTAGAATTATGCAAACAACAGATAGTCACCCGCTTATGTTAAATGGTCAAGAATGGGGTGCTATTGATGTTGATAAATGTGTGAGAGAACATGACTGGATGGAAGGAGTTAATTCACACGAAATTAAAATTGGGGATTCATTATTCTCTATGACTGACGCTATCATGTTTGATAGACAAGACGAAAGTGGTTTAGAAATAATGGATATAAACGAGAACGCAGATATGACTGTATATAATTTAAGTGGTGTTGAAGATAATCACACATACTTTGTTAATGGCATGTTAGTGCATAACTTCCACGAGAAACTATAATGGTAGGACAACAGCCAGTCATTGGAAACACGCAACAACCTGGGAATACGCAGACGCCGTATACCACCCAGACGCCGTTTACTTCAAGAACGCCTTTCACTTATCAAAACCCTTTCACTTATCAGGCAAGGGAACCTAATAATGCAAGGACGCCGTTTACATATCAAAACCCTTTCACTTATCAGGCAAGGGAACCTAATAACGCAAGACAACCGAACATTAGAAGTGCTCAACAACCGAACATTAGAAGTGCTCAAGAACCTAATATAAGAAACGCACAAAGTCCTTCTAATGCACAACAACCTACAATTAAGTCTGCTCAACAACCAAACATTAGGAATATACAAGAACCTAATATTAGAGATGCACAAAGTCCTTCTAACGGACAACAACCTACGATTAAGAATCAACAGGAACCTAATATAAGGAACAATCAAGAACCTAATATAAGAAACCAGCAAGAACCTAATATAAGGAATGCACAAACGACTTCTAACTATCAGCATCCTGTAAATGCACAAGAACCTAATATAAGAAATCAACAGCAACCTTCAACATATGACCATAGGTCGCCGACTACTTATGACCACAGAAGTCCGTTTACTTATAATCACAGGTCGCCTTCTACTTACAGGCATCCTGCAAGTTCTCAAACAACAGTCACATATGACCACAGAAGTCCTTCTACATACGCAAGACAAGGACAACAACCGTCAACATATGACCACAGAAGTCCTTCAACATACGCAAGACAAGGACAACAACCATCTACTTACGACCATAGGTCGCCATCTACATATGCTAGACAAGGGCGAACACCAGTTATCCGTTGGGATGGAACTGGCGCTTGGCCTGGAACACCTATTACTTCGTAGACATAAATATCCGTATAAACCGGATTCTATATTATGAGTATCAAGTCTAAAACTTTAAGTGACACTATAGCCATTCTAGAAAAAGAAGATTGGAAAGACCCTTCTTTCCATATGCATATGGGTGGTTTCAATATCGATGAACCCTATGAAGACGAAGAGGCATACAAGTCTTTAAAGTATATAATCAAAGAAAATAATCTAAAACTTAAAAGGGTTACATGGGGAGATGTAGTTAAGTTAATTAAAGAAGGTAAGTTTTCTGGTTGGAACGCATTACAATCTCAGTCTTTTGGTTATCAATATTTCTTACCACATGGTTATACATATAAACCAAAGGAACCACATCCTGGCAAAATCGGCATGGACTTCAAAAATTCAAATGATGAATATGAAAATATAGGAAAACATGTTGATGATTTTGATGATCCAACTTTAGAAGATAACATAAATTCTGTATACTATCATGCCGCTAAAGCACATTGGTTAACTAACAGCATAAGAAAGGAAGGTTTATGGAATCCAATTCAAGGCAAAGTTGTCAAAGCTCACCAAGGATATAGAATAGAAATTCATCCAGGTTCTGTTCGTTCTCCTGTATTTGAATGTCTAGATGATTGGGATATGGAAATGTGGATATGGGACGAATATGATGCTATACCTGTTCCCGAAATACAAATAGAAGAAATTATAGAGTGGGCTAAAGTAAAGATACTTGCGAATACAGATAAGTATCATAAGAACATTGCCTTTGCATTTGTTCATGGTTATATAGAAATACTAACTGATTTATTACAGTTGACTTTCCGAAAAGAAGTATATGAGTTTAATGAAAAGGTTAGCAAGTTAGCTAAAGGTAAACACTTAAATGTATATATTGGTTATGATTCAAGACATCAGAATCTTGCAGAATTAAATAAGAAGTGTATTGAACATGCATGTAGATATGGTGCAGGTAGTGGAGATGTTCATAGTCTAATGAACAAATGGAAACCAGAGATTAACTTTCTTGACATATCTAAGATTCCAGAATATACTAGAGACTACGCAAATCAATCCACTGAATTTACATACAGTAGATTCTTAATACCTTACTTAGAAAATTACGAAGGATTTAGTATATTCTTAGACGATGATATACTATTTACTAAGAGTCTATGGCCAATGTTCTACTTTTTGGATCCAGACGATGCAGTCGCATGTATACAATATGACTTTGACAAGTATCCAGAAACCAAATTTGATGGCGAAAAGAATGTTTCATATCCGAAGAAACTATGGTCTTCGCTGATGATATTTAACAATGGTCATGAAGACTGTAAGAAACTAACACCCGAAATTGTTAATAATGCAAGTGGACAATACTTACATCAGTTCGAATGGACTGATAAGATATCTGAGATACCAGAACATTATGTATTTACAGAAGGACATGATACAAGAGAAACTAATTGGAGACCTAGTGCGATACATTACACAAGAGGCGGACCATGGATTGAAGGTATGGATATCACCGAGATAGACGAACTAAATACTTATAGAAACCTATTGAATAGATTTGAAGAATAAGATATAATGGAGAGATTATGAATATGTTAATTTATTGTGAGAACGGAAATCTCACTATTAGAAAACCAAACGGACTTGAATATGATTTCAAGAATACAGACAAACCAGAATTAGGGTTTGATTATGATGTATTAGTGTATGATGATATAGAAGTCAAGATTTTAAAATGGGAAGATGGTAAACAATTCGATGACCAAGCTCAGATTAATCTAGTTGATTCTGAAATTGATGCGATTGAAACATACATATCAAATTCAGCACCACCAGAAGGAGTAAGTCTCCAAAATCAATATAGTGAAAACCTTCAACGAATGTGTGAGGGTTATGTTATGGAACAATCTGATTGTTATGGATTTTCTAATGTAAACGATGTGCTTGCAGCTGGTAGAGAGGGTTCAAATCATCCTATGAGGTCAGATGCAAGACGAGTATTAGAATACTATGATGCAGTATGGAATGTTTATGTGAATGTAGTTAATGAGATTAAAAACACTAGAGAAGATTCTTTAAATGTTTTTGAAGATTACTCAAATCAAATTCCTTCGCCCCAAACAGCACTCATAGACTAAACTATGAATCAAGACCTAGAAATAATCTATCTAGATAGACCGTTTCGTTTAGTTGACTTTCCCATAAAGAATAAGATTTATGTGATAGACAATTATCTAGAAACAAGTCTACATCATTGGATTAATAATAAATGCACCAACAGTGCAATGTGGTCTAAAACAAATCAAGTTAAAGGTCATAGTAAAACTGGACTTCCTCATCATTCATTTTGGGGTGCATCATTTTTTCAAGGCAGAAATGGAGAAACACATAGAGATGATAATTGTGTGACTGAACTCCAATCAATTCCTTTTAGATGGTTCAATAGAAGAATATGCACGGACTTTGGATTCAAATGGAAAAGATTTCAATACATGGGTGTCAACTCTCAGACATATGGTCAACATGGAACAACTCATGCTGATTGCAGAGAAGAAGATGAATGGAATATTTCATTCTTGTATTACTATAATACATATTGGAATAAAGAATGGGGTGGTAATCTAAGAATATATGATGAACCACAACAAGGATTAGATGGTAGAAACGAACACATTAGGAATCACGAAATCGGAAACATTGAGTTTGTTCCGAATCGATTGTTGATGTTTGACGGAAGATTACCGCATGGTGCAGATGCACCAACAGAAAGAGCGAGATATATGGATAGACGCTCAATAGTTCTAAGAGGAGATGAAATAGAACTAGTAAACAAAGAAGATTTTTATAATGCCAACGATAGATTTCACTACATTTAACGAAGAGAGTTTAAGAAACTTTAAACCTGTTCTAGCCAAATCAGTCTCTCCAGATTGGTGGAAGAAAATGAAAATCTTTCAAGCAGTAAGAGGTAGAAGAACACAAACTATTCGTGCATGTCCAGCTATGCATGATTGGTTAAAGTCTGGTTGGTATATTCTCGCAAATAGAGACATAGAAGTCTTAGTTGGACAAGATAGAGAAGGATTATCTAACGAAAACTTTATCACTTTAGATAGTTCAGACTCAGGTTATAATTCACCATCGCATCCATCTGAACAGTTTGATAATGCATTTGATTATATAAAGAATAATAAAGGTCATGTTAAAGATGCATTTAAAATGAGAAATCCTTGGAACATTATTACACCACCAGGCTATTCTACTTTCTACTTAGAACCATTTCTATTTCAGAATGATTACTTTGCAACATGGCAAGGCATCATAGATACAGATAAGTTTAATACGAATTTAGATAACTCACAAATCATATTCTATCCAAAAACAGAAGAGTCGTTTACTATAACGAAAGGAACACCACTAGTTCAAATTATACCATATAAAAGAGAAGAATGGACTGCAACATATCAGTTAAAAGATGCCAATACATGGCATGAGAATAGAAGTAAATACACAACTAATGCAGATATGCCAGCTATGGATGAACAAGGAAGAAGAGTGTATGATTCATATAAAGACAATGAAGAGAAGAAATTAGGTCCATATAGAGCAGAAGGATATTGGCAAGAGAAAGGACAGTTCTATGGAGAAGATGAACCACCTCCAGAATGTCCGTTCCATGAGGGAGAAAAAGATGGCAGTTAGATTTATGTTTCCAACTTATCTATTCCAGAAGTCATTTCTACATGTAGAAAGAGATAAGTGTTCAACTATGACCAAAGAGTATTTTGGTTTATTAAAGAATGAAATGGACGCAATGAAGAAAAGAGATAAAGGAAGATTCTTATCAAATCAAGAATCGAGTAGTTGGCAATCAAACGATGGTGTAGAAACTAATCCTATATTTGTGGGTGCAATAAGGCAAATAAAGAGAGTGGTAAGAGATGAAATGATGCCATTTATGGGTGCAGAAAAGGATAGTTTTGATATAGATTTTCATAATTCGTGGGCAAACATTAATGGTTTTGGTGCATGGAATTCTCCACATTTACATAATGGTTGTTTCTATTCTGGTGCTATGTATATACATGCAGACGGAGATGAAGGAGATATACAGTTTGTTGATAAAGACTCTAAGATTGTGGGTGAAATGCCTGCTGTTCCTAAACTACACGATTGTATTAAAATCCCGCCTAGAACAGGAGACTTGTTATTGTTTCCTAGTGGTTCTATGCATATGGTCGCACCAAATTTAAGTGATAAAGATAGATACAGTATATCATTCAACTTTAATGTTAGAATGAGGAATTATACACTAGGAAGAAGCGAAGATGTTCATGTTAGAAAGAACATAAAAAACATAGATAACATATGGGATATAGATGAGAACGGCGACCTCATTTACTAAATATAAGCTATGGAAATTGCAATCGACCCACACATGCTATGGAACCTGGTGCTTACTGTTATAGTGATACCTGGTGGTTGGATAATTAGAAGTATCTTCGCCGAACAAAAAAGAATTGATATACTTATCAATAAGACTAGAGAAGAAATCGCAAAAGATTATGTTACCAGAGAACAAATGGAACAGACTTTCACAAGACTTATTGACTCAATAGAACGCATAGACGAGAAGATAGATAGACTCCAAACAAAAACTTATTTCCAAGATTAGAATTACTATAAATAGTAGTATAAACAGGAACTACTATTATGGCAACACCAAACAGTAAAGCAACATTTAAAGAATACATCAAGAGAGCCCTTGGAGCTCCTGTTCTTGAAATCAATGTCGATGACGACCAGTTTGACGATAGAATAGACGAAGCTCTACAATATTTTCATAATTACCATTATGATGGTAGTATAAAGACTTATTTAAAACATCAAATGACAGATACTAAGTCTGCCGCTATGAAAACAGACGAACAATTCATAGAGAATGCCGCTGGAACTCATGACTATACTAACGAAGTTGTTAAACAACAAAAGAATTATATCATCTTACCAGACTTCGTTCTCGCAGTAATGAACATATTCCCTTTCAATGATAAGAGTAATCTTAACATGTTTGATATGAGATATCAATTAAGATTAAACGACTTATACAGTCTAACATCAACAAATATTCTATACTACGAACAAGTTCAACAACAACTATCTTTAATGCAACATGTATTAGTTGGTAGAACACCAATAAGGTTTAACCAACACATGAATAGATTGTATCTAGATATGGATGTAGAAAGTATCTACAAAGATGAATATTTAATCATAGAATGTTATAGGAAACTAGACCCTACAAACTTTACAGATGTCTATAATGATATGTGGTTAAAGAAATACGCAACCGCAAAAGTAAAATACCAATGGGGAGAAAACTTATCTAAGTTCCAAGGTATTGCGTTGCCTGGAGGAGTGACTCTTGACGGAACACAAATGAAACAAGAAGCTCTAGAAGAAATACAACGACTCGAAGAAGAGTCAAGATTAAATCATGACATGTTACCTATGGATATGATTGGATAATGAGATATGCCTACTAATGTTTTTTTCAACCATGCAGTCTCAACAGAACAACAACTATACGAAGATTTAGTAGTTGAGTCTTTAAGGATTTATGGTCACGAAACCTATTATCTGCCTAGGCAAGTAATAGAAGAAGATACTATTCTGAACGAAGATGTTCAGTCTAAGTTTGGTGATGCGTATTCGGTTGAGATGTATATAGAAAATGCAGAAGGTTTCGAAGGAGAAGGAGACCTTATGTCTAAGTTTGGTGTTCAAGTTAGAGACCAAGCAACCTTTGTCATATCACTAAGAAGTTGGGAAAGATTCATTTCCCTAGACTCAAACCTTGCAACATCATTCAGACCCAATGAAGGAGATTTAGTATACTTCCCTTTAAGTGGTTCAATGTTTGAAATCAAATTTGTAGAACATGAGGATCCATTCTATCAAGTTGGTAAACTATTTGTATTTAAACTTAGATGTGAACTCTTCGAATACAGTCAAGAAGATTTCGATACAGGCATAGGCGACATAGACCTAATAGAAGACGAACAGGCATACTCATTAAGTATGACAATGGGTAGTGGAAACTCAAAAGACTATGTTGCGAATGAGGACATAAAGATAGGTAGCACAGTTGTCGCAGAGGCTGTTTCATGGCATCAACCTACAAGTAAACTACTCGCAAAAGATATAACAACAACCCTAGAAGTGAACGATGTATTAGTTGGTGCTGTTTCAGGCGCACAATTTACAATAACATCAATAGATGATAGAATGACATTCGCTAACGATGCAGCCGCTCAGAATCTAGATTTCGAAAGTAAGGATTCATCATACCTCGACTTGAGTGAAACGAATCCATTTGGAGAACCATAATGATAGAAAAAATGATTGCCGATGTTCTTAACATCGACCAAGATACAGTGAGAGATGAATGTAACCTAGTAGAAGACTTAGGTGCAGACTCATTAAACATCGTTGAATTAGTAATGCAAATTGAAGAACAATTTGACATGGAAGTTCCTGATGAAGATGCAGAAAACATACACACTGTAGCAGATATAAAACAGTATATAGAGGACTACTCATAATGAAAAAAGAAACTATAATAGGAGTTATCTTTGCAATAGGTTTTATAACCTTATTTGTTCAGAACCATCTTCTAATGAAAAAAATAAATATGGTAGAAGAAAAACCACATCTACACCTCTCGGTGCAAGAGGGTGATAAGATAGAGGCATCACGAGACAAATAATGTTCGGAACTTATTTCTATAATGAAACTATTAAACGATGCGTATCAGTATTTGGTACCATGTTTAATAACATACAGATTAAGAAAATTAAGGCTGATGGAACAGTCTTATCTTCACCTATGGTTCCATTATCATATGGACCCAAACAAAAGTTTTTAGATAGAATCGCTGAAGAAGCTAATCTTTCAGATAGAAATAGAAGTGCAATATCATTACCTCGTATGGCATTTGAACTTACAGGTTTTGAATATGATGTTGCAAGACAACAGAACAAACTCATAAGAGCTGCAAAGTCTACTTATGAGGCAGATGGTAAGAGAGGGTTTCAATATAATCCAGCACCATACAATTTAAACTTTACATTATCTATTCTAACAAAGAATATGAATGATGCATTGCAGATAGTAGAACAAATACTTCCATACTTCCAACCAGAATATACAGTCACGATGAAAATGGTAGATGCAATGCCTGATAATAGAGATGTGCCTATCATTTTAAACAGTGTGTCTTTTCAAGATGACTATGAAGGTTCATTCGAAGATAGAAGAATAATAGAATACACTTTAGATTTTACAATGAAGACATACTTCTTTGGACCTGTATATACAGGCAATCTTATCAAGAATGTTATTGAAAGAACTTATCTTGGAGATGGCAACACTGCATTTTCTACATCTGAGATAACTGCCGCTGGTCTAATTAAAGAAGTTAAACACTATGAACCTGCATTTGCAGAAAGATGTAATGCAGTGTCTAACTCTACAACGGTGACCTTTGCCACTGCGATAAATAGTAAGATAAGTGTTGCAGATGAGGTGTTCGGAACAAACTTAGGAACTAATCCGACTATTGCCTCTATTGCATCAAACAAACTATCAATTGTATTATCAGCTGCTATAACAGTTGATGCGAATACTAAACTTAAGTTTGTTGGTTCAGTAGACCCAGCAGACACATTTGTAGTTGCAGAAAATGTGACATATTATGATGACGGCGCAAGATATACTTTTGCTGATGAAGATAACAGTTAATTATGAACGAAATAGACCAGAAGTTAGATGATATTCTAAATATCGAATCCGATATTAAAAAAGAAACTCAAGTAGTTAAACTTCCTTCTCGACATGAGAACATGGAAACAGACTACAAATATGCTAGAGAAAATCTTTATGGACTCGTAGAACGAGGACAAGATGCAATCGAAGGTATATTACAACTTTCTAAAGAAACGGAACATCCTCGTGCCTACGAAGTCGCAGGCCAATTAATCAAAACTGTTGGAGAGACAGCAGAAAAGTTAATAGACCTTCAACAAAAATTGAAGAAGTTAGAGGGCGAAGAGACTAAAGTTGGAACACAACACAATCATTTATATGTTGGTTCAACATCTGAGTTGCAAAAATTTCTAAAGAAAGATAAACAAAAGAATGGTTCAAGCTAAAAACGAAGGATACTTAGGTAATAACCTAATCAAGAGAGCCGGTGTTGAAACAAAATACACGCAGGAAGAGATAGCTGAATATCAATTATGTTCATCAGACCCTTGTCATTTCATAGAAAAATACACCCAAATCATATCACTAGATGAAGGACTTGTGCCCTTTAATCTGCGTGGTTATCAAGAACAGTTAATCAATCACTTTAATGAACATAGATTTAGTGTTGTTTTGGCTGCAAGACAGTCAGGTAAATCAATAACATCTTGTGCATATCTACTATGGTATCTTCTATTCACACCAGAAGTCACTGTGGCGATTCTGGCGAACAAAGGGGCGATTGCTAGAGAGATGGTAGCAAGAATAGTAACCATGTTGGAAACCGTGCCATTCTTCTTACAACCAGGCGTAAAGATACTAAACAAAGGTAATATAGAGTTTGGTAATGATAGTAAACTAGTGGCAGCTGCAACATCTTCAAGTTCGATTCGTGGTATGTCAATTAACATGTTGTATCTGGATGAGTTTGCTTTCGTAGAAGATGCAGAAACATTCTATACTGCAACATATCCAGTGGTAACATCTGGTAAAGATTCTAAGGTTATTATCACATCTACTGCAAATGGTGTGGGTAATATGTTCCATAAGATATATGAAAGTGCGGTTCATGGTAATTCAGAATATGAGGATTTCTTAATTAGTTGGTATGATGTGCCAGGAAGAGATGAGGAATGGAAGAAACAAACCATCGCAAACACATCAGAGGCGCAATTCGAACAAGAGTATGGTAATAGTTTCTTAGGAACAGGTAATACACTCATCAATGCAGACACCTTATTAGGTATGAGAGCATTAGACGGAGAATGGAAGAAAGATGGTTTAACTGTTTATGAGAGACCACAAGAGGGACATGATTACATAACAACAGTCGATGTATCGCAAGGAAGAGGGTTTGACTGGTCGACTTTTAGTATATTCGATGTAAGTAAGAGACCATTTAGACAGGTTTGCACCTATAGAGACAACATGATTAGCCCTTTGCTGTTTCCGGATTTAATAAATAAGTATTGTAGTAGATATAATGAATCCCTAGTTATCATAGAGAATAACGCAGAGGGTTCAATGGTCGCTACTCAGTTGCATTATGATATTGAATATCCAAATGTATTCGTTCAAGGTTTAACGAAAGCAGAAGATATAGGTATCACAATGTCTAGAAAGATTAAAAGAGTTGGATGTTCTACTTTAAAAGAACTTCTAGAAGAAAATAGACTCGTTGTAGTAGATAGACCCACAATAACAGAACTAATGACATTTGTTAATAAGGGGTCGTCATTCGAGGCAGATAGAGGATATCATGACGATATGGTCATGAATTGTGTTCTTTTCGCATGGTTTGTCACCACCGAATTTTTCACACACTTAACGGATACTGCTGTTAAAGACCTATTGTATTCTGAACAACAGAAGATGATAGAAGACGATATGTTACCAGCAGGAGTATTTGGAGAACAGAACTCAGATACATTTGTAGATTCAGATGGACAATTATGGTCTACAGAAGGTTTAAAGTAGTTCTTAGATAAATAAAATATATAAATAAAAGTGTAAACAACTTTTACAATGTAAAAATACATTAACAGGAGAAAAGTATGGCATTTCAAGTTTCACCAGGCGTTCAAGTCAAAGAGATTGACTTATCGAATGTTGTCCCAGCAGTTTCCTCAACAAGAGGCGCTTTCGCTGGAATATTCCAATGGGGTCCTGTTGATGAAGTAAAAACAGTTTCAGACGGACAACAGTTAGTTGATGAATTCTTCCAACCGGCTAATACAGACGCTGGAGCTGAAGACTTCTATTCAGCAGAATCATTTTTGAAATATGGTTCTTCACTATCTGTTGTAAGAATATCTAATACTGGATTATTCTCAGCAAACGCTAGTGGAAACGGCGCAACATTATTAAAACACTCTGATGATTACACAAATACTTTCAAAAGTGGTGGTAGTGCAGGTACAGTAGGACAATGGACTAGTAGATTCGCTGGTGCTTTAGGTAATTCACTTAAAGTTTCAGTGTGTGCTTCTAGTGACGCTTACTTCAATAATAGTGCATCTCTAATAAACAATGGGTCAGGTTACGCAATTGGATCAACAGCAGTTGTTGTTGACAATGGCGCTCTGTTCATCGTTGGAGATATTCTTAAATTCGCAAATCATGATAATCATTATAAGATTACTGCGATTGCGACTCATACCTTAACAATTGAAGCTTTAAACCAACCTGCTGGCACAGGTCTAGTCGCTGCTCTCGTAGATAACGAAGCAGTAGATAGATATTGGGAACATTATGCATTATTCGATAAGAAACCTGAAACATCAGCTCACGCTGCTCTGATTGGTGCATCGAATGATGAAATACATGTTGTCGTATCAGACGAAGATGGTGCTATAACAGGAACTAAAGGGACTGTATTAGAGTCTCATGGTTTTGTTTCATGCGCTACTGACGCTAATGATAGTGTTGGTAACTCTAATTATTATAGAGATGTAATCGAAAGAGATTCATCATATGTTTATTGGTCAGGTCACAAGACCGGCGCCACAGGCACACACGCAACTGTGAATGAACATAGAACATTGGCGACCGCAGTAGGAACTGCGTTCACACGACCAAGTCTTCCAATCACTAACTCATTGAGTGGTGGTGCTGATGGAAGAGCTAACCCAACAGTCGGACAAAAAACTGATGCATGGGACAAACACTTTGCAGATGGCGAGTTAATCGACATATCATTCCTAATCGTGGGTTCTACAGGAACCGATGGTGGGGGTGGTTCAGAAGCTGCACAAGATATAGTCGCAGACCATAACAGTTTAGTTAATGCTGCTATCTTAATCGCTGAGGCGAGAAAAGATTGCATCGTTGTTGCATCACCTAGAAGGGCTTCAGTAGTGAATGTCGCTTCTGAGTCTGCACAAGTGACTAATGTTAAGGCAGATTTCGCATCAGTGACTTCTAGTTCATATTGTGTTCTAGATTCCAGTTGGGTATACCAATACGAAAGATACAACGATAGATACTGTTGGATTCCAGGCAATGGACACACCGCAGGCATCATGGCAAGGGCAGACTTACTGCAAGACCCATGGTATTCACCTGCTGGGTTCTCAAGAGGGCAATACATGGGTATTACCAAACTTGCGCTTAATCCAAAACAATCATCTAGAGATGACATGTATCGTGCAAGAATTAATCCAATAGTCACCTTCCCAGGACAGGGAACAGTTCTATTTGGAGATAAGACCGCATTAAGTTCACCTTCTGCATTTGATAGAATCAATGTAAGAAGACTATTCATCACTTTAGAAAAGGCAATATCAACTGCTGCTAAGGCTCAATTATTTGAATTCAACGATTCATTTACAAGGGCATCATTTAGGGCTGCTGTAGAACCTTTCTTAAGAGATGTAAAAAACAGGAGAGGTTTAGTAGACTTTTCTGTAGTTTGTGACGAAACAAACAATACAGATGCTGTTCAAGATAGAAACGAATTCGTTTGTTCAATATTCTTGAAACCAACTAAATCAATTAACTACATAACATTGAACTTTGTCGCTGCTAAGAGTGGCGTTCAGTTCGAAGAAATTTACGGCGCAGTTTAAGGAGTATAAGTAAATGGCAAGTATAGACCAATTTAAAGCACAATTACTCGGCGGAGGCCCAAGGGCTAATAGATTCCGAGTCTTTATACCTAGAACTGGTAATAAGATTGAATTCTTATGTCAGTCAGCACAGATTCCTGCTGCTACTGTAGGTGTAGTTGAACAACAGTTTAGAGGACACATTCTGAAACTCGCAGGAGACAGAACATTCGAACCTTGGACTGTGACAATAATTAATGATATAGAATTTTCATCAAGAACTTCTCTAGAGGGATGGCAAACAGACATCCAAGAACTAGACAGTGGTGAAGGTATGACTTCATTAGACTACTTAGTAGACAGAGCATTTGTTGAACAATTAAATAAAGACGACTCAGTTCTTGCGAGATACGAATTCTTTAACATGTTTCCAACCTCAATAGGGGCTATTGACTTATCTTATGAGACAGTCGATGCATTGGAGACATTTGATGTTGAATTCCAGTATTCTCATTGGGAAAGAGTCCTTTAATTTCGTGAATAACACCCCATTTAGGGTGTTATAAATATTATTATGGAAATTTTTGGGTTTGAAATATCTCGTAAAAAAGACGAGTTAAGAGTAAAAGATGTGACAAAGAAGTCAGTGGCTTCTTTCGTTGCACCTGTCGAGGACGATGGAACACCCATTATCCAACAATCGCCAGGTGGTTTCATATCAGGAGGAGCATATGGTTCCTACATAGATATGGAAGGCGGTATCAAGAATGAGGTCGCACTCATCCGAAGATACCGTGAAACATCTCTGGTTCCAGAATGTGATATTGCTATCGAAGATATAGTAAATGAATGTATAGTTTCAGATACCCAAGATAGAATAGTTTCATTAGACTTAAGAGATGTAGAATTGTCAGATGGCATCAAAACTAAGATGCATGACGAGTTTAAGGGGATCCTCTCCTTAATGAAATTCCATCAAAATTCGCATGAACTATTCCGTAAGTGGTATGTTGACGGCAGGATTTATTTCCATAAAGTCGTTGACAGTAAGAGACCACAACAAGGTATGGTCGACATAAGAGTTGTTGACCCTATGAAAATCAAGAAGGTTAGAAATGTCGAGAAAGAGAAAGACGCTAAAACCAAGATTGATGTAATAAAGAAAGTTGAAGAATTTTATGTCTTCAGCGATAAAGGTTTCGAAAAAGGTAGTGCCAATGAAGGCTCTACAGTAAAAATCGCACCAGAGGCGGTAAGTTATACAACTTCTGGTATGTTAGATTACACTAAGAATGTAGTCATAGGTTATTTACACAAGGCATTGAAGACTGCAAATCAGTTATCAATGATGGAAGATGCACTTGTTATCTATAGGATATCAAGGGCACCAGAAAGAAGAATTTTCTACATTGATGTAGGAAACCTTCCAAAGGCAAAGGCAGAACAGTATCTTGCAGATA